CTATCTCCATGCCCTCGACAGACACGGGTCTAGCATTTGTTTCACCGACGTAGCCAAGCAATGCCGTGTTCAGCGTAGCTTCATAATTTTCATTTAAACGTATTACCATTGTATCACTCCTCTGCAATAGCGATATAATCTATCTCATATGTGCCCTTAGGAACATTCACAGTTGACGAACCGCTATTAGGACCCATACAGATCTCAACAAAATAGCCGCCGTTGTAGTCATAAACATGGGTGCAGAAATTCTTGTATGGATTAGGCGTTGAGCTTTTCTGCCTCAGAGTTACCACGATCTCTTTCGGCACGAAGTCAAGGTTTAAAGGTACACTTACTGTAGACGTTGCCTTAGAAAGCACATACTCCACTGAGCCGTGCTTTATCTTTGACTGGTCAAGTTCGTTTACCGCCGTTTGCACCGCTGTAAGTGCGTCCACAAATGCCTGTCTTACCTGCCTGCCCTCAAATGCTGTTGATACAGTTTCTATAAAAGATGTAAGGTCTATGTTTGCCATAAATTTGCCCCCTTTTTTAATTCAGTGTGTGATTTTCTGTCGAGATGCTCTTGCAGTAAATTTCGCCTGTTTTTCCAAGACAAAATATAGCAGGCTTGCTGTTCTCATCACAAAGAGTTAAACTTCCGTCTTCCGTACTTAGCGTAAACGTCTGTCTTTCGCCATTATATCCGAATACCGCACCTGCCTGTATGACAACGTGACCACTTATGCTTGCGTTGTCAATGCGTATTTCCAATGGACTAATTCTAACTGTCCATTCGTTATGTGACAGCTGAATGGCACTGGTAGTTTCACTAGATGTCTGTAGATTGATAGTTCCACCTGTTATATCTGCTGATTTTGACGACAGTCTATTGGCAACAACTGTTCCGTCCTCAGATACCGAAAAGGTGCCTGAGCCGTTATTTATCTTCAAACCTGTCAGGGTCAGGGCGGTTATAAAACTAGCCACCAAATTTCCGTCGATAGTCCACGCATTCGTATATGGTCCGTCTTTTGCAGAACCACCGTCGGCTTGCCCAGCCTTTTTTGCCAATTCAGGCGTCCAAAATCCTAAACCTTTATAATTCAGCTGAATGCAGGATTTACAGGTGTTTATATCAGCCGTGTCCATGATCAGAATGCGCTGAGGCTTCTCAGACGGGTCGAGTATAACGTGACCGCCCTCTGCACCTGTAATCAGTTTTGTGGCATTTTCTATCTTGCTGTCTATGACCTGTCTGTTCCTAAACTCTGAGTTATCTATAGCAGATTGCAGGCTTTGTGTTTTCGCTGTCATAAAGCCCGAAAGGGTTTCAAATCGGTCGCCGAAGGTCAACTGTGAAGCCTGCGGATTGTCAAGGTCTATGGATATGCCCACAATGCGCAAATCCTCGTCTATGCCCATAAGGCTATTTTTTACTCTGTACCAACAGCCGAGTTCAAACTGCTCAATGTGCTTGTCTATTCTCGAGAGGTCGAGTGCTGTTATTTGATACTGCACTTTCGCACGATTAACAGATTTAAGATACTCCTTACCCTTGCTAAGAAGATTGCTTGCAAGTGTCACATCGTCCCATATCTGCGTACCGCTTATAATGCCGTACTTTGCGACCAAAGAACTGTCTTCTATGTAGTCCTTGCCGCCATTCACAGTGCCGATGGTCAACCGCTTTTCGCTGTCTGTAAGCTTTGCGCCGAGAGGGTAAAGACGTGTTATGACCGCCGTTTCATCGACTTCTCGTGATATGGTTTTAAGGTTGACCGCAAGCTCTATGGTGGTGTCTGTGCCGTGCCCGATATGTTCCAGATAGTCTATATACACCTTTCCGTCTTTATCACGAAGCTGTATCTCACCACCGAATTTTCCTATAAGCTTGTCGGCAATGACGTCCATTGTCTTGTCCCAATTTGCAGTATATGTGTAGTTGTTGCTTGCCGTAACAGTGACCTGTCCCAGCTCTATACGTTTATCATCACCGACCTGCGCATTGTGTTTAGAAATGAATGACGCTAGCACTGTACGAATGCCTACCATTTTGTATTCAACATACGGCTGAACGCTGTCATAAAGCCAGCCTAAACGCCCCTCGCAGGTGACTTTGCGGCATATCAGACCTCTCTCATCCATGCTGTCAGGACACTTTAAGACCCTGCCTATAAAAACGTCCTTGTCAGTACTTTCATCATAGATCTTGACAGCCGTTGTAAGCGGCTTCAAGAGGTCATACCCTGCATTGTTCGGATATATGGTAAAACTGAAACTATCAACAGCATTGATAGTCTTTGCTATCTTGCCACCCGATATGCGGTCTGTGCCGTCGCTGTGTATGACAGTGTTTTCAGCTCCGTTTGTGATAGTAACTACAAACATTTACAGTGCCTCCTCATAAAGCTTGAGTGTCAGTGTGCCGAAGCCATAAGCCGCAAGAGTATTCACACCAGGCTGTAAAGTCAGCTCGTCAAGGTCGAATTCTTTCTCCGTGTTGCGGTATATACTTGCACTTATCTCTTCGCCATTGAGTGCAAAATAGGTGAAGCCCACACTCTTTGTATCGTCCTCTGAGCGCTTGTAAGAAAGACGTGTGCGTATTGGTCTATCAGCATATGAGTAGATTTTCAAGGTCGCAGGAGGGGCGTATCGTGTCTGTTTGACCGCTGTCAACGATATATCCGTCAAATTCAGATAGTCACTTTCAAAACTGAAATCGTCAAATCCGATATCTGAGTAATCATCAGAACGCAGGAAAGGATACGTCTTGAAGTTCACTGTCAGATCAGCGGTGCGCCGTGAAGTGAACTCAAATGCGGAGGTATCAAACACCGCCGTTGCCCCCACAAAGTGATAGTCCGTCAGAAAGCTTATTCTCAAGTCGTCCTTTGCTCCGCTGAGCCAGCGGACAACATCACACTTTCTGTGATAAAGTTCGTTTTCATCTTTTGCAGAAAGGCTGAATTTTATCGTGATATCACGCTGTTTGTACGTCCTTTCGCCTGCCATTTTGGAAAAGTCATAAAAGCCGTTCATAAAAGGCAGGGTAGCTTCTATTCTGTTTTCCTCCGGCTGAGATATCTGAACGCCGTCCTTTTGGATAACCAAATAGAAATCGGTGGACTTCTTGCCGCCAAATTCTATGTATTCATTAGACACTTGCAAGCCTCCTTTCACTGCTTGTGACCCTCTCACCTAGTTTTCCATCCACCTTTGACGTGAGCTTGTCGCCGTCAAGATAAATGTTTCCTTGCTGTGCAAGCTGTGGGAAGTAGGTTTCTAGGAGGGCGATGATCTTGTTCATTGTATCATTACCGCCGTTATTCACGCCCTTTTCAGGAAGTGTCGAAAAGCTTGGCGGTATGATATCCGTATCCATAAGCGGTTGCAGAGACCTGTTGAACTGCATGGTGATAGTGTCCTCGTTGTCCGCTATGCCCTTTGCAAACAGGTCCATCATATCAGGTGCAAAAGTGTGGAAGTTTGAAAGAGGGCCCTTGTCAGGTTCGGAAAAGCCGAGAAAGTCCTTAACGCTTGAGGCTACGTCACATACAGTATCTTTAAGGCTCTGCCACTTATCTTTTATGCCGTCTATAAACGCCTGTATCATATCTGAACCCCACTCCTTAAAATCGTTCCACTTGCGTGAAAACCAGTCTGTAAGGTCGATAAGCATATCAGACAAAGCGTCTGAAACAGGTGCAAAAAAGTCCACCATACCTTGTGCAATTCCCTTGACAATTTCAACAGCTATAAGTATGCCGCTGGCAAGAATATCAGGAAGATTTTTTACTATCTCTTTGGTTAGGGTAAATACTATTTTAAATGCTGCTTCTGTAAGCTTTTTAGCTGTATCACTATCAGAAAGTGACATTGCTAATGTATCAATGATTTTGACAGCGCCGTCAACAATAAGATTAATATTGTTGGCTAATGTTTCTGCTATTGTTACGATTATCTGTGTAGCACATTCGATTATCGCAGGTAAGCTGTCAAGTATAGCCTGCAATATCAATGGCATTTGCTGCTTTATCGCTTCTGTAAGGTCGGGCAATATAGTTGGCAAAGCCTGTGCAATAGTGGTTATGATAGTTGCCAACGCCTGCACAAGAGGACCTGTGTTCTGTATAAGTGCTGTTGCAATGGTTGTAATGGCTGTTATAGCCGCCTGCGTTATCGTGCCGATATTATCAGAAATGCCTTTCACAAGCGCCTGAAATATCTGTGTGCCTGCTTCTATAAGTTGCGGAAGCAGGTCGCTCACAAGTTGCGGAAGCTCGGCCGCTATGTCAGGTGCAAGCTCACTGATGAGAGTTGTGACCCCTGAAAGAGCCTGCTTTATGACAGGCAGAATGTTCTTTGCAAAGGTCTTTACTGTGCTTACCATTTCCTTGATAAGATTTTTCAGGTCAGCGTTTTTGTCGCCCATTCCTGCCATAAGGTTTGCCCACGCTGCTTTCACAGAACCAAGAGAGCCGGAAACTGTTGTTGCCGCTTCCTTTGAAGTTGTGCCGGTGATGTCAAGGTCGGTCTGTACCTTGTGGATAGCTTCTATCATTTTGTCAAATGACACGCTGTTGACGGTTTTTTCATCGACCTTTATCGAATCCCCAAGCACGCCTGAATCGTTGATGAGCCTTGCCATTTCCGCCTGTGTACCGCCATAGCCGAGCTTTAAGTTATCGAGCATGGTGTAATTTTGCTTTGCAAAGCCCTGATAAGCGTTCTGGATAGAAGATATGTCAGTACCCATTTTATTGGCATTGTCCGACATATCCACCATTGCTTCATTGGCTATCTTAGCCGCCTGAGCTGTATCACCGCCCAAGCCTTGCAGAAGTGACGCAGAAAAGCTTGTGACGTTCTGCATATAGTCATTAGCCGATATTCCTGCGGTCTTGTATGCCTCACTGGCGTACTTTACGATAGTATCGGCGTTATCCTTGAATAGCGTTTCGACACCACCTATGTTCTGCTCATAGTCCGCATATGCGCTCGCAGAGCTTTTGACTATAGCACCTATGCCTGCGCTTGCTGCCGATATAGTTGCTATACCAGCTTTTGCGGCAAGTGCAAAGCCCTTTTTGATAGTGCTTCCAAAACCTGAAACGACCTTGCCGCCAAGAGAACTTCCAAACTTGTGACCATCGGGCATACTATCCCCGAACGCTCTTCGCAGTTCTGACGCAAGCCCTTGCATAGACGGAACTATCTGCACATATGCCTTGCCTAGCTGTGTGCCGTTTTCTTCTGCCATGTTAGTCCTCCTTTCCTAAGATTTTTCTTCTTGCTTCCTCATAATCCTCACCGCTTCGGAACGCTGTTATCTCACTGTCGCTGTCATTCTTGCCTATAAGCTTTTCAGCTATTGACTGCGGCCTGTTCACGCCTCTTTGCCCGTCCTTTGTCTGCGACCAGCATATCCATTGCAGGCGGTCAAATATCAGTGCAAGCAGTATTTCAGAGAACGAACCGCCAACATCATTAAGCTTACGCTTGACCCGTGATGAACTGTCAAGACCGCAAAGAAAAGTCGCCACCTTTCGTGCAGGCAGCGACTTAAAATCGTATATGTGATAATACTGCGCCATATCGCAGTCAAGCTCATCGGGATAGCGCTCCATGACAGCGGCAAGGACTAGGAGTTTTTTGTCTTAGGTGTTTGGAAGATCTCCACGATAAGCTTTGTTATCTCTTTAGCCGATACATAGCCGCACTTTTTTCTTATCTTCTCGAAAGCTTTTTCTTTCTTGCTTCCAAGAGCGGCGTCAACTACCTTGACATATGCAAGGGGATCACCCTGCTCGCACTTGCCGACAGCTTCGATAAACTCATAGTCGTCAAGGGTCTTCTCCTCTATTTCAAATTCAAAACCGCTTTTTGTCTTACCTGTCAGCATAGGTTATTCCCCCTTTTTCATGTATTCATAGTGCGTATTGCCGTTTTCATCAGGTGTGGCTGTGATAGTCAGCTCATAGCCGATAGGCTCATTGTCTTTGTAGGTGATGTCAGATATCTCCGTCACCTTGCCGAACGGAACTACCACTCTTTTCAGTACATTGTTTTTCAGTATCATATCGAATACGAACGCCTGATCTTCATGTTCGGCACTGTTTACCTTGATAGTCAGACCCGTGTCAAGGTCGCCCGAAACATTGCTGCCATTGTAGACAGTTTTCAACACATCTGTATTGGTACACTCTATCAGTTTGACCTTGAAAGTGTCCGTCTTTTCTGTCTGCGGTGTGTCAACGATATCACCGCCCCAGGCTTTGATATTTTCAGTAGAAATGCCCGAAGAATTTGTTACTCCGTCCTCGGAGCAGTAGCCCAAACTTTTGAACGCTGCGTCAAGCGCTGTTGTTGCATCTGTCGGCAGTGTAGATCCTGTGACCGCTGTGAACACCGCTCCGCCTACCTTTGGCTTGCCTGTTGATACGTTATCTTTGTTGTTTGCCATAGTATTATCACTCCTCGTCGTAGTAGGTTACATCGAATACCGCCTGATAGCGGTATCGCTTTGTTTCTGTGTCCGTGTAGTTGTAGTCTGATGTGCACGCACAGCGGCATATATCGCCCTGTGACACGCTTTCAGACATAGCCTTTTTAACTTTTGCGTTAAGTTCTGCCGCCCCGTATAGGCTCGCTGAGTAGCTCTGAACGGCTATGGTGGCAGATGTGATAAAATCATTCTCTGCCGAGCCTAGCTTGTCAATAAGCACATACTCTTTTGGTGGGTTTTTAGGTTCTTCAAGATAAACAGGAACGTCAAGCTTTGCCCCCAGCCAGTCAAGAATTATTTTTTCTATCACTTGCCAAGCACCGCCTTCAAAAGTGTGTTATTTCTAAGATTAGCACGCTGAGCCTTCTTTGTCTTAGCTTTGACGATAGCAACCTTACGGCGCATTTTTGGGTATCTTGTCCATGTGATAGTATACGCTTTATGCCCCGTGCCAAGACGTTGAACGGCTCTGTCAGCATAGCCCTTGACCATGCTTTCAACAGGTTCAGAACAGAGAAACGCCGCAACTGCGTTGTGGTCAAGCTCTATCTTAACTTTGCTCATAGCGTTCCACCTTAACTTTCTTGTTCCATTCAAGGGGGATATTATCGTCAATGCCCTGTGTAGGGATACCCACAGTTTTGAACGTCATTCCCCAGAACTCAACTTCTGTATTCTCCCATATGTGCGTGTCGCCTTTCGGGATAGCAAGCACATAAGCTATGCGTTTGCCTGACAGGTTGATCTCGTTCACAACGTCCTCTGCGGAAGGCTCGCCCACAAGCACGTTTTCGACGACCTCCTGTGAAGTTTCGTATATTGGTCTGTTAAAGCCGTCAATACCTGTCTGCGTTTTTACAGACAACTTGACAGGTATGCCCCTGATATCTAGTCTCATATGTCATATACCTCCATAGCTCCGTATCTTTGTCGCATAACTCCCAGCTCTTTCAGTTCGTTTCTGAGGAAGTACAACTGCTGTCCTGCGTTGAGATATGTCATTGATACCGAGTAGCCCATAGCCGATTGTGAAGCCTGCGAAGCCGCAGGAGAGCTGTCCGCAATAGCGTCAACAGCTCTCAGTGTGGCACGGACTATGATATCCTTTGCCACAAGCTCTATGTCAGGTTCGTCAGCTATCATAATGTCAAGGTCTTTGCCATATTTCTTGCAGGCGGTCGAAAGCTTTGCACAGGCGACAGGCAGCAGAGCCGCCGCCTTTTCCTGCTCCTCAGTCGTGAGCTTTCGACCGAGCCTTATAACGTCCTCGATAGTTGCGTACTCTGCCGCCATTTATGCCGCCCCCTTATTCAGCCGCTGACTGGATAACAGCAAATGCGGACTTGTCCATGATACCCCAGCCGATATATGTTTCAGCTCTGATGTATACCTGACCGTAGCCCTTGAGATCCTGTCCGCTGTTGTCAGGGTCGCCGTATTCAATGATCTCAAGCGGGATTTCCTTTGAGTAGCCCCACTTAAATGCTGAAAAGTCGCCCACAACAGCAAGGTCTTTGCTGGAGTTAAATGAAACTGTGTTGTTTGTAACGGTCTGAATGCCGTTCATCTGTGACGGTGCATTGCCCCAAGCAAGATCAGGATAGATCTTTCTGCCGCTTGTATCCACCATTTTTGCAAGGTCAGCTCTGAATGATGGTGCCATTGTAAGACCTGAGATATCATACTCATTGCCCTGCACTGCGGCGATAGCGTCTTCGATAAGAGCGTCAGGTGTCTTTGGCGACTTGCTGTCCTGTGCAACGACAGTTACGCCGTTATCGAAGTGGTTTGTGCCGATAAGTGTCGAAGCTGTTTTTGATCTCGGGTTTACGCCGTGAAATGCCATAATGTCAAGACCTCTTGCAGTCTTTTTCGCAAAGCCGTCTGAGAAGTTTCTCAGAATCTCTATCTGCTCTTCCTCAGACGCATAGAGAAATTCGTCGGAGATCCTTGCGCCGTATTCGATCTTTACAGGTACGATTATAACAGGGGCAAGTGAAACGCTTCCCCTTGTCTTTTTGCCGTTTTCAGCGACAAGATCAACTTCATCGTCCATTGTGAAGATGAACTCTTTCTGACCATTAAATGCGATAGGTGTCTGATCGCAAAGAGCTGCAAGTGAGGACTTGCCCTTTACCTTGTCAAAAAGTTCTTTTACGAGTACAGGGTCGAACTTTGAGCCCTTTGAGAGGATATCTGCCATAAATATTACTTCCTTTCTTTACTTTGTGAGACTTGCAAGCAGCGACTTGTATGCCGCATTCTTGCCGTCTGCGTGATCGTGTTCTGGGTGACCAAGAGGGGCTGCCTGCTTCTTGCCGATAAACTTTGCAAATGTTTCAGCGTCCTTCTTGATATCTTCTTCTGTGTCTCCTGAAAGCTTGTTCGCAAGCTCATATGGGATACCGTTTTCATGGGCAATTCTCATTTTTACCGAGCTGGTCTCGTATGCCTTGTTCTTAGCCGTGAGGTCTGCGATAGCTGTATCCTTTTCCGCAAGCTTGCCTGTAAGGTCGGTGATCTTACCGTTAAGGTCGGCTGTCTTCGTCTTGAAATCGTCAGGGGAAATGTAGCCCTCAAACTGTTTCTTGACTGTGTCCGTGTTGCGGTCGAGCCTTGCCTTTATCGCATTGTCAAAGGCTTCCTGTGTTGTTATAGCTTCAAAGTCTGCCATAGTGTTTCCTTTCCCCGCTTTACCCTGCGGTGTAGGTGATATATAATAAACTGTTACCAGCTTATTTTCTGTACTTTCTTCTTGTCTGATGAATTTGCACACGCCCAGTGAGCAAGCACCACCGCCTCAAGCAGTGATATGTCAGCACCCTCAAGAATTGAGGTATAGCCAAAACCACCGCCTGAGCTTATCGCTCTGTGTTCACAGTTGGCAATGACCTGTTCAAGGGAAGGTTGGTCAGCATGACAAATATTCTGTGCGAATACTCCTCGCTCAAAGCCTGCTGACGAAGTGATCACATCAGCGACTTTCGGCAGGATAGGCTTGCGCTTGATACCTGCATTCTTCATATCTGCTGCAAGCAAAGACTGTCCGTTCGCTCCGTCAATGACGGTTTCACGCATATGCGGATTGCGCAGATATGCGATTATCCAGCCGTTCCCCTCTCTCACAGGGCGGCAGTCGATAGCCTCGACAAAAATCTTGCCGTCTGCTGTCTTTGCGGCGACAGCCAAAGATACGTTATCCGTGACTTTTGCATACTTAATGCCGAAAAACAGCTCTTTGCTGATATCGGGCTTGTCTGCGATACAAAGTGCCTGCCACTCACCCTTGCTTATAGCCGACTTTTGATTATAGGTCAGCCATAAACCTAAACGCTGAATGTTATCGTCAACCTGATCGTCTTTCGGGTCGCCAAGCTCAGAGCGTATCTTACGCTCCGTGAGGATAGTGCCTAAAGACGGATTAGTGGCGTACCAAAGCTCAGGATCATGTGCATTTGTGAGCTTTGGCACGGACCATTCAGCCCAGCCGTCGTCACCGCCTTTGCCCGATATCGTCTTCTGTCGGTATTTTGTGAAAACTGTGCCGGCAGACACCATTGTTGGAGGTGTTCCACACATCAATGTCTGAGGATTTTGGCTGTCTGTAACGACATATTTTAGGGCTGTTTCTTGGTCAGTGGTGTATTCCTGTGCCTCGTCGATGACAAGCAGGTCATAGCCTTCACCAAGTCCGCCCTTTGATGAACGTGTGCGGAAATTAATAATTCCATCACCCTTGAGCCACTTGATGCACTCAAGACCAAACTGCTTTGCGGTCTTGAAGTCCTCTTTTTCAAGAAAGCCCATTTTTGTGATACGGTCGATTATCTTCTCCCATGCCGAATGTGATGTTGTAGTTCGGTGGGCGGTGTAAAGAACACGCTCGCCATTTTGCAGACCATAGATTGCACGCATGATAAGCAGCTCTGACTTGCCGTTACGTCTTGGTATCGACCAGCCGAACTTCATGTGCTTCCACAATCCCTCATCGTCCACCGCCATGATGTCATAAAGCATTAACTCCTGCCATTCCTGTGCAGTGCGCCCCGATTTGTTGTACATTGCGATAGCCTCATTGCCTTTGGTCTGCTCATAGGGCAGCACTACCGATATGGTGGGGGTCTGTCTGCCGACTCTCTTATCCTCAATAGTGGATTACCTCCTTTTAGGTACGAAAAAAGCACCCTTTAAGGTGCTTAGTTTGATATTTACTTTGTCGATTTGACCTTTTCAGCATTGGATAAAACTATACTCAATGACCTTTCACAGCGTATCAGTGCCGCAACATAATCAGCATTATCCTTTATCTTCTGGATTTCAGTTCTGATGTTCTCAATATCACTCTTAGCTCTCCGCAGCTGCCATATTGTATCCCGGTCAAGTGCCATAATATCCGTCCTTTCTGATTTTGGGTATAAAAATACCGCCTCGCCGTAGCGGAGCGGTAAGATCTCTAGTAATTAAGCGAACTCGGTAATTTAATATCTTTGATGATCTCTTTGCTTACTTTCATTCGTGATATATGAAAAGCACTTTTACAATCGTTGCACCAAATATCGCCGCAGCCATTACCGTTTGATATTTCTATCAATCTGTAATCTGTATTCTCGCTTCCACAGTAAGGGCATTTTCCTGCATTATGTGATCGTACTATATTTGTTACATTGTCAAGCCATTTCATAATATCACCTCTTCTTGATCATGTTATAGAATATGCTCTCAAACCTGTATGCCTGCTTTTCCATGACATCTAAATTTTGTTGTGCAAAATTTTTACCATACTTTTTCAACTGCATAACGTGACACTTTTCGTGAAGGATAGTTTTGAGCAATTCTTCTTCCGAAGAAAAAGCACTAGGAAAGAGGTCTATCCTTCCAATATTATTGTAATCTGTTGAACCGTAGAACGGCAGTGCCAAAAGTTTTTCGGAACGTTGTATTTTGAATGTTATTCCATTAGTATCAATAGAATATTTTCGACATAAAGACAACACTTCTCTTTTCTGCATTGGCACACGAAGTTCAGAGAAAGCACCTATATTTTGTTCTCGCCGGTCAAGCTTTCTTCCTACTCCCATTATACCACTTTTCGCAGAATTGTCAACCATTCTCGCAGGCTGTCTTGAACCGGCTTTCTTCATCTGCTCAAGCTCTTCATCTGAGATGTTCCACTTGGTCTTGCTCCACACGTTTTGTGCCTTTCTGCCGTTGAGGTATGTAACAGTACAGCCGCAGTTATCATGCCTGCGGTAAACATCTTTTGGAACATCTTCGGGATAGTGATATTTGCCTGCAAGCTTTGAACACCACTTACAGCAGCCGCCGTGATCGTTGCGAATGATATAGCAGTCCAGTCCTGCATCAGAACGAAGCTTCACGTTTTTTTGAACATAATCGTTGTAAAAACTCTCAGTGATGTTCTGCGCCGGAGCTGTCATTCGCCGTATCATCACTTCTTCTGCAATATCCGGTACAGAAGCCGCATTGACTACCGCCTGCACACGCTCGGTAGGGAAGGCAGCCTGCTGAGGTGTGATGTTTATGCCCGCTGTTTTGTCAAGTGCTTTTTGGCATTCTGCGGCAGCGGAGTTTATAACATCGTAGTTGTCCTTGAGCACGCCCGTGAGTATGGTATCGGCGATGTTGTAGTACATCTTGCCGCCAGGCAAGGCCGCTACGTTGACGTGTGCACCGATAGCCTGAGAGACCCTAAATCCGAGCTGTTTCGATAGCAGGGCGACTTCTTCCATTTCCGCAGTACCACCATCTATTTTCTTCAAAACCGATTGAATGTACTTGTCAGCTCTGCACCTGCTTTGAAACTCAGCACGAATTTTTTCAAGCAGTTCTGCACCGATATCAGCCATTGTTTTCGCCCTCTATGCCTGTGAGCTGACGGATGCCCTTTGCACCCAGATAGTCAGGAACAGCCTGATTTATCTTCAAGATAGCATCGCCCACACCCGAGAGTGCGGCAGAGTCAGGTTCAAAAATGGGGAGCCACTGCGGTTTGATATCACTGAAAGCATAGCGCATATATGCCGTGTTATCACGAACGCAGGCGGCAAGATAAGCCACGTTAAGGAAACCACTGCCAAACGTTCTCTGAGCCTTTCTTGCAGTAAGTCTGAGATTCTCATGAGCGGCTCTGATCGCTTCACAGCTGGCAGGGTTGGACATTGCGAAGCCCAAGTCATCAAGGGTCAGCCCTGTTTCTCCGGCGAACAGTGAAGCTATAGATTTAAGCTGCTCAGAGTATGGTGACATGGACTGCTGCTGAAACTGTCCGACGGTAGGATTACCGCCGTCATCATCTTTGGTGATAGTCAGCAGTGAGGACATTGTTGCACCCCATTTGTCCATTTTCTCCATTTTCTCGGCATCATCCGAAAGACCGAGTATATATTTTTGTGGGAAGCTGTAAAACTCGGCTGATACTTCCGACCGCCTGAGCGTTCTCATAGCTTCCTGCACAAGCTCCATACACGCCCTTGATATCCTGCTGTGACCGAAAGGACGAACAGCGTCAGGACGGTATATGATAGGCACAAGCAGGGGATAAGGCGCAGGATTGTCATAGATCTCAACATCATAGCCTCTGCGATATATCTCTGTCTGTTCGGCGGTGAAGTAGGCTTCAATGGTGGGGTTGAAATTGTTATCCCTATCAAGCACTGCATAGCCCTCACGGAGCATATTCGTGATAGGGTCGATAATGCCAGTAGCGTTACTGCCATCAATGACCTGCAAGCGTGGATAGCCTGTTTCATCAGCCGAAATATACACAAAGCAGCAGGAGGACACCAACGCTGAGAGAATAGCAGAATCAAAGAACACGTCACGATTATTGTTGTCAAATATCTCGTTGACGTAGAAAGTGTTGTCTTCGAAACTGTCAAATACTATTCTGTCCGCAAGGGTATCAACAGCCTTTGCACACCAGCCTAGCACAGGACGCATCCAGTTATAGCTTGGTGGTATCATTTTGCCCATGTCAGTAAGGCCGTTCTTCATGTGATAGTAGTCATAGCGCACATTGACCCTCGAAGCCTTTGAGGAGAGCTTCTTTTTCAAATATGCCATGCCTTTGTATTCACTCATCTTGTATATCCTTTCCAATTATTTCAATTCTGCGAGAAATATAAGCAGTGTGGCGGTGAAGGTCTTTTTTGACCTCAAAAGGGGGCATACCCCCATATTGTTAATAATTTGTTAAAAATTCTTCCAATCGTAACATTGTGGTAAAATTCGGTTGGAAATCAGGTCGAGAGACTGGTCAAACACCTGTTTTTCCACCAATTTGTCAGATTTCTGGCGATTACAGCACCAATGTGCCAACTGCAAGTTTGAAATATCCGAAGGATGACCGCCTTTTGCAATGGGTATGATATGATCTATGCAAGCTGACAGTGGGTGTGGATATTTCAGTGAAAAATCAACAGGTTTCCCACAGATACCGCAAACTGTTTGGGTAGCGTAGATTTTCTTCTTGTTGATACGGAACTGCTGTTGGTGTGAACCGCTTCGGTCTGGTCTTGGTATTGGCATTGTATACCTCCGTGCAACGCAAAAGGCACCCCATAGGAGTGCCTCTTGTGAAAATAATTTAAGGAGTTTTGTAAATGGTGGAGCAGATGTTGAGCTGGCACGCTCTCGACCTGCATTTTTTGCCGCCGCCTGCTCAGCCCTTGCGGCTAGGTCCCGTTAACGTCAGGCTGTCCTGTAAGCCATTAACTCCGATTACACTTACAGCAACACATATTCATGACTATGCGGAGTAGTTTCACTGGTGCAGGCTTTAAGCTCGTGCACTCTCAACCTGCAAATTCAAAGCTGTATCTGTTGCAATACAGCTTTGCGATCCTGCCCGAACACTCGTCAGTGTTGGCAATGTTAATGGAAAGGTGCTTTTCAAAAAGTAGGACTAAGCACTAACCTGTTGGAACAAACCGCAAGCTCATGCACTCACGTTCTGCATAGCCCCTTTCGGGGCTTAGAAAATTGGAGGTGACTTCAATGAAAGTACAAGTCTGAGGTACATCTACACTTTCCTCAGTTTAAATTATAACATAGTGAAAAGTCACAAACGTCACATTTATCATGTTTTTTGCAAATATCTTTGGATACGCATTTTGATACAGCTCTCCGACATTCTCCCACCACTAACTTGCATAGCTATCTGCAAGTACGTCTTACCCTTGATGAATTTCAGCACGAACATTCGCCGTGTCTGATAGTCCTCTATCCCCTTGATAAACTCCTCCACAGCCCTCTGCTCACGCTCTAGCCGTGCCTGTTCGCACAGCAGTGAAAGTGTATCGCCACTTGGCAGAAAGCCGTCTATGCGTGTGCTGTGTGGCGTGAAGGACGGCGGAGTGCATACGCTGATACTGTCGGCAACGTACTTGCCAGAAAGCTCTGCCTTGATGTCCTCAATGGCTGAGGCGTTCCTGCGGTAGGCTTTCAGGCGTGACATGGTCATTGGGTCGTTTCTTTCCATAGGCTATCCCTCCTCGATATCCAACAAACTAAGCTGGTTATTTTTCATATCAAATACTCTGTCACGCCATTCAACGCCGATATAGTCAAGAACTCTTCCCCAGCCGTACTTTGTGCCGTCAGCATCTTCACAACACTTGTTCATCCAGAAATCCCACTCTTTTTCATTTCTTTCACGAAGCCTGTCAAATCGGTGAGGGCGCTGTTCCATATGTATGCCGAAACCGCACATTGAACAGCCTGTACGCTGAGCTTTTGTTGTGCAAAGTTTTCCGTCAAAGTCACGTTTTATCTCGCCATAGATTGTAGGCACAGGCACATTCAGGTCAAGTGCAAGTTGTAGCAAGTCCTGCCTTGTAAATATAGCAAATGGTGCTGAACGTATCGTGCTTTTGCCAAAGTAATTGCAGCCGTTAAGCATTAGCGATTTTTCACGTCTGCCACCCTCACTTGCCATAAGTCCTAAGAACGGCACGCTCTTGTGTTGCTTTGCCCAATCATCACACGGCTTTTCTTTCATCCAGAAACAGCATTGTGATGATACCTTAAACGGCGGTATCTTGTAGTCAACGCCCTCGTTTTCATTTTCGTAACCGCCAAACAGTTCAAGCCAGCGCTGAGAAAGCTGCATTCTTGTATGCTTGCGAAAACCGCCATACTCTCCCGTTTCACCCGTTATGATAGCGTGACGAACTGTCTTGTTCTTGTCCGTAGGGTGTGCAAGCAGTTCTATTTTTGCGGCTGTTTCTTTTGATAGTACAGGAAAACCATATTCCCGTATGATATCTATTTTTGACTTGTATGGGCTTAATTTTATCACACCAAGTTGCTCGTGTATCTGCTGAATAGATTTGTCTTCAAGACTAGATACCGATACACCTGGAACATAACTGAAACCACAGTAATCATGTATAAATTTCAAAAGCGTTATGCTGTCAAGTCCGCCTACCGATATGTGCGTATTCAGATTTCTTTTGTCACACTCACGAATGAACTCCCTTACTCTGACCTCAGCGTATTTGACTTTGAACTCATACGGCATTTTCTGCTTAGTTTGGAAAGCTGCTATCTTCTGTTCATTGTCTTTGGTACGCTCCTCATAGCTTTTCACTTTTATCCCTCCTCAAATCTCGGGCATTCCGTCACAGTGTATGAATGCAACGTACCGCCCTTTTGTGCCTCGTACATCCTGTGCTGACGTGTCTTCCAACCCTCAACCGGTTTGCGGTCTATGGACCATGCACAGCCTGTAAGGTATTCTCCTGTTATCTTATCCTTTGTCGGTACTGCGTGACGGCAGTGCCAACAGAGGGTGTGGTCAGTGTGTTTCATTCTCACACCTCAACTCTTCCAGCCTACAATACACCAACGTGTTGCCACAAGTCTTGTCAGCGATCTCTGCCTGATAGAAGAACTGACCTGTCTTACTGTTCTTGCGGATAATACACCCTGTCAGCTCGTAGCAGTCGGAGCCGTTGTAGCTCACCCTGCGTCCAAGACTTTTCTTTACCTCGTGTATCGTCATAGCTCCTCTATCCTCACATAAATGCCGGGTATGTCCGCCCAAAACTTCTCGCATATCTCACTCGCCACAAGCTGGTCGTCTGTCCAGAAGTCAAGCTTTGTCATACAGTCCTTGAACATCTTCTGCAGGTTGTCTGTGTCAGGCTTGCTGGTCTTGTACTCTCCGTCCTTGTGTTTGCCGTCATTCGGAAACAGCCACTTTGTTATCAGCCTTATCCCACAGATGTATTTTTCAGGCGGTCTGTGCCTTGCAAGGTTTGCCGTGAGCTTTTCTTTTGCCGCCTTGACATCGGGTGGGTCATAAAATATCGGCTTGCCGTTTCTCACTGCCACCTTGTGTTCCTGCGCTGTAGCTGTCGGCGGTATCATTGCCATAAAAAATTCAGTCATCATCTTCCTCCTCGCATTTGAAATCTACTCCGTGCCACTTGTGTGACTTGTCATCATACACCAATGCTCCCGACTGTTTGACCATATCCCAAATGTATTTGAGTACCTGCGGCTGTTTCACGAGCCACCAAAGCGTGCGTGATTTTCGATAGTCGAAATCTTCATTAGGCAGCTTATGAAAAAGCGGTGGCATTTTCTTAGCTGCATTAACAACGTCTTGCCTTGCCTTACTTCTTGTTGCTCTCATCTGCGTGTGTTCCTCCTCGCGCGTCATTATTCAAACTACTTTTTTCGTCGGGGCGAGTTTAAGCCCCCGACAAAAAGTATTGTTTATAATAATAGATTTGTCTGTCCGTCCGACAAATTCGGTAATTTTCGATATTGTCCGACAAGAAAAAAGTTCGATTTTGTCCTGACACTTTTTCGATTTTTTCCTGTCTGTCTAAAGTTCAAAAATTCGATTTTGTCTTGTCTGTCTACTGAGCTTTTAAGCCACATTCTCCCTCTTCTATCCAAAAGCCACCATGCTCTTTGAGGTATCTTCCAACGGTCTTTTCGCTCTTTCCTATGTACTCCGCCAGCTCAGAAATGCGGCACTTGCCGTTCTCCTGCACACCGCTGAAAGCTGTTTCAATGCTCTCCTTGCGCTCCTTGCTGCGGTCTTCATTGGTCTTTTTCTTGCTGAGATTCTTCTTCCAAATAGGTGCACTGTCCTCTACCTCGCAGTCTTTAAGCACGCCCACAGTGTCCTCTCTGTGAACAGGATAATCAAACCACATATCGAGGGGAGCAAACTTCGGGAACTCTCTCAGAGTACCCTCTATACGCCATGCCGTACGGTTTCTTACTGCAAGCTTAGCCTTGTCTATGTCGGCCATCATAAGCTTGTATGAGTTCGGGTGCAGGTACTTGTGTGTTATCTCAAGCATTTTTGATGGCGTAACAAGATCGTCCTGTGAACAAAGATCATCAGTATTTCTGTAAAATCTCCTCATCCAGTTCTCACAGATACGGCAAACAGTTTCGTCCTCCTGCTGCTTGTAAAGGCTGTCTGAGATGTCAAGCTCTGAAAGGTCAAGAAGTGCGTCAGGGTCACGGGCGAATACTCCTGAACCGCTGGCTCTGTCCATTGAACGCTTACCGCCCTGCGCTCCCTTTGAGTGGTGGTGGCAGTATATGACCGCACAGCCAAGCTCCGTGCATACCTTGTCAAACTGGTTGCAGAAGTGCGCCATTTGGTCTGCTGAGTTCTCATCGCCTGTTATGACCTTGTAGATAGGGTCTATTATCACGGCAATGTAATTCTTCTTGCTTGCTCGGCGTATAAGCTTTGGTGCAAGCTTGTCCATTGGTACGCTGTGACCTCGCAAGTTCCATATGTCTATGCTGTTGAGGTTATCAGGCTCTAAGTGCATTGCGGTGTACACGTCCTTGAAACGGTGCAGACAAGATGCTCTGTCAAGCTCCAGGTTGACGTATAGTATCTTTCCTTTGGTGCATTGCCAGCCAAACCACTTTACCCCCTCAGCTATCGCCACGCACATCTCGATAAGTGCATAAGACTTGCCTGCCTTTGACGGACCTGCAATGAGCATTTTGTGACCCTGTCTGAGAACACCGTCAATAAGTGGCGGTGCAAGCTCAGGCAGGTTATCCCACTCAGCACTCAGGCTCTCAGGGTCAGGGAGATCATCATTGATACTTTCTATGTAATCTTTCCATTCCGAAAAGCTTTCTTTGCCTATGTTCTTGTCAATGATGAACTGTTTCTTGCCGTTTCTCATCACACCAGGCATACGGCTAAGACGTGAGGGATTGCGGTTTTGTTTATCTATGTCAAGACCGCTTTCCTTGCAGACCTTGTAAAGAAAATCAACACGCCTGCGGTATTCATCATAGTTGGGAGCGTCTATCTTGACGATAGCGTGAACGCTCTTTCCACCGCTGTATACAAGCACAGCGATAGGAAGTTCAAGCTCTCTCATCACGGCGTTCTGCTGTTCTATAGGCATACTGTCGCTCTCCACAAGAGCGTAGCGGTAGTCTGTTACATTTTCGTTCTTTACGCCCTTGCCGTCAAGAGGATTGAAACGTATCCACGCTCCGGCTTCTTCCTTGTAGTCGCCAAACACCGCACCAATGTCGCCGTTACATTCGCCAAGCCTCTTGATAAGTTCCCCTGCCGTCCTGTCACAGCAGCCCTTTGTTGGCAGATACTTGGTCTTGCCGTCCTTTTCTGTTTCCCACGTTTGCGTAACATAGCCCACGTTCTCTCCTGCCTCAAAGAGTGTTTCAAGATAGGTGACTATCTCCTTGACAGGATCCCATTGGGCAGGCTCGGTGATCGGTATGCCCTCACCGCCGTTTACAAGGGGACTGCTTTCTTCTGCAACTATCTCGCCGTCCCAGTCATATGCTTGAAACTCTCTGGGGCTGTATCCACGTTCCTTAGCCATTTGCACGATAGTTCCTGCGGTCACAGGCTGAGCATTGCCGTTAAAGCCTTGCCACTTGTGTTCGCACTCACCGCTGTGATAACGGCTGTCTGACCTCGACCAACTGTCCCAATCGTTCACGGAATAGCCCTCGTGCTTGAGAGCCATTCCCACGTTGACCCATTCCTGATAATCACAGCTTGCAGGGTCTATGTATTCAAGCATTTTAAGCAAATTTGTGTTATCCATTCACTTCTCCTTAGTTCTCAGGTGTGTATGTTTTCGGGTCGATATCTCTCGGCACTCTCCAACCATTGGCAGAGATACGGGCTATAATTTTGCTTGCACTGTCAAAGCTCCAAGAGCCAACGTGTTCAAAACCCTTGCTTTCAAGCAGCCTTATCTGCTTTGGAGTGGTAAGTCCTGCATTGCGGCGCTTTTCAAGGCGGTCAAGGATAAGCTTTGCTTTGCCTGCGTTGTCTATATCGTCAGGGAAAATGCCCAGCTTTTCAAGCTTTGCTTTTTGCTTGTCGGTAGCAGGAGCACACTCCCAGCCAAAAGCAGGAACATAAGAGGACAAGTCCTCAGCCTGTATTGACATTTCATACTGCAAAGGGTCAACAAGCTTTCGCTTGCGTGTTTTCATTTCTTTGAGCTGCTTTGCCAAAGACTCTTCACGCTGTGCCACAACGTCCTCGCTTGCCTGTTTTTCTGCCTCTTCGATATCCACTGCACAGCCTGCCTCATTGGCAAGGTTTTCGGTCATTTTCTCAGCGACCTCTTCATTCTGACAGATAAGGTGTGCAGGCCTGCAAAGCTCGTGGCGTTCTGTGTGCCATAGGAAATCAAGCAGCAAAAGCTCTGTCTTTCCCTCGCAGAGTCTTGTGCCTCTGCCTACCATTTGACAGTAAAGTCCACGCACTTTTGTTGGTCTTAGCACGATAACGCAGTCAACTGACGGACAGTCCCACCCCTCTGTGAGGAGCATTGAGTTGCACAGCACGTTGTATTCGCCCTTGTCGAAAGCTTCTAATATCTCCGCTCTGTCTGTGCTTTCTCCGTTGACCTCAGCGGCGTTGAACCCTTTGCTGATAAGGATATCACGGAACTTCTGAGAGGTCTTGACAAGCGGCAGGAACACAACTGTCTTGCGTTTCTTACAGTATTTGAGCATTTCATCAGCTATCTGATAAAGATAAGGGTCAAGTGCCGTGTCGATATCACTTGCCTTGAAATCTCCTGCCTGAGTTGATACTCCTGAAAGGTCAAGTTTCAGCGGTATGGTTATAGCCTTGATAGGTGAAAGATATCCCTCTTTGATAGCCTGCGGCAGGGTGTATTCATATGCAAGGCTGTCAAACACCGAGCCTAAGTTCTTCATATCGCCCCTGTCAGGTGTAGCCGTTACCCCAAGTACCTGAGCTTCAGGAAAATGGTCAAGCACTCTCTGATAGCCGTCTGAGATAGCGTGATGAGCCTCGTCAATGATAATGGTATCGAAGTAATTTTCCGAAAAGCCTTTGAGCCTTTTCTCACGCATAAGGGTCTGAACTGAGCCTACTACTACACGATACCAAGAGCCTAAACAACTTTGCTCTGCTTTCTCGGTGGCACAGCCAAGCCCTGTTGACTTCATAAGCTTGTCCGCCGCCTGGTCGAGCAGCTCGCCTCTGTGGGCAAGGATAAGCACACGCTTACCCTGCCGCACGCATTCTTCCGTAACAGCCGAGAAAAGTATTGTCTTTCCCGTTCCTGTGGGCAGAACTGCAAGGACCTTATTTATTCCCTCAGACCATTGTTCGAGTATAGCAAGCTTAGCCTCGTTTTGATATGGTCTTAAATTCATCATCAGAACGCACCGGCTTTCCAACCACCTGTCTGAGCAGGTTGACTATACTGCGGTGTCTGCGTCTGAGCAGGCTGAACGGTAGTCACATTCTCGTCATAGGCATAGAGCTTCTTTATCTTGTTGGACTGCCTGTCCTCACCGTCCTTGTTCTTGTAGTTGTCAACGTAGACGTGACACTTGCCCTTTTTGCCTGTGATAGCGTTCCAGTTCATTTTCAGCGGCTCGCCGTGTTTTTTCAGACCGAGAGCCAGGAAAAGTGCTGAGAGCTTCCACTCAAACTTGTTACAAAGGAAGAAGTTCTCTGTTATCTCCACGCTGTCCTCTGCACCCCAAATGGTGAATGTGACCTTTGCCATATTGCAGGGCGGTACTTTTGCCGACCCCTCGTGTCTTGCACGTTCGTACTTTGCAACGGTGAAGTCATAGTCCCCCTCAGGGAGCAGGACAAAGTCCCCACCCTCGTTGACTATCTCATCTTCCCAGCCGTATTCCATAAATTTATCCATAGTGTTGTCCTCCTTTTAAAATGGTACTTTCTGATTTTCTCTGATAAGCGGCAGCATTTGCTCCCAAGCACCTATCAGACAGCCCTGCACGAAGTCGTCAGGGTAGTTTGTGATAGGAGTATCATAAGGGAAATAGTTTCTCTGAGATACCACAAGACGTATATCCGATTCGCTTACGTTGTTGGCTCTCATAAGGTCCGCAAGTGCTTTCGGTATGCCCTCAGGGATAACGATAGGCGGTGCAACGTCCTCAAAGCCGCTGAGGTCTGTAAGGGGTTCGTCCGCCTTATGCTCGTCTTTCGGCTGAGCCTGCTGCAATGTCACTGCGTTTGATGTCTTATGAGGTGGCTGCGGTGCTGCTTTCGGCTGTGCAAGCTGCTCTTGCACACGTCTTGGCATCGGCACAGGCTTAGGCATTTCAGCAGGCTGTGTATACGCAAACAGGTGAGCTATACCACTATACTCAAAAGGCATTTCAGGCGGAAGTCCGTCACGATTTTTAGCATCCCAGCAAGGGTGATGTGTGGTGTACATAACACGGTCACCGCCCTGAGCCTTGAACTTCTTGCCGTCCTTATCCACAGCTACTGCATATGTTTTGTAGTTTGCAAACAGCACCATATCTGCCCATTCTTTCACAAGAGGCGATATCTGAGAAGAAGTTTTCTTGCCGAGTTTCAGTTCCCAGCGGTCATAAGCACCCAGCTCGTCAGGCTGTTCAAACTTTCTCATCTGAGCGTGAGCCGTGAGCACAACGTTGATACCGCTGTCAACTACCTCCTGCAAGAGATTAAGAAACTTGCCTATCTCCTCTTTTTCGTAAACATAGCCGTTGCCGTAGCCGAAATCTTCAATGCCTTTTTTCTGATGTGCCGAGCAGATAGTTTCAATGCAAAGCTGTTCAGCCCAATCAAATGTATCAATGACAAGGGTCTTGCAGAGCCTGCCGTTCATAGCTTCCTTTACCTCATTTTTGAGCATTTCCCAGCTTGACGGCTTAGGGAAACGTCTGATGTTCAGCTTCTTTGTACTGCCCTCAGTATCAATAAATACAGGGTCGGGGAACTGAGCCGCAAAGGTGGATTTGCCTATGCCCTCAGGACCATATATCACGACTTTCTGTGCGGAGCTTACAACTCCTGATGTTATCTCATACATTAAAATGCACCTGCTTTCCAAGTTTTCGTTTCTGTGTTTTCTTCCTTATCATTGTCCATTGACCTGCCGTCCTCGATTATGATACTGCACTCGTCACCTGTAGAAACTCTTGTGGCTATCGCCTGCAAGCCCTGTGCTTCAAGCCACTTGCCGAAGTCATCAAGGGTGTCGGTATCCATTTGTTCAAGCTTGTCCAAAAGTACGAAACCGCAGTCAGGATTGAGTTTTCTTACGATAGAGGTAGCGACGATAAGCTGTTCAGCACCGCTTATACTGTCCCACTTATGCCCGTTATACAGCAGCTCTCCGTCCTCAACCGAAAGCCCCTCAAGAGGCAGGTCGGCACTGCCCAGCAGGTCAGTTTTAGCCTGCCTTACGTCCTCTATCTGCTCAGTGAGATATGTATACTGTGAACGGTAGTCCTCAGCGTCTATCTCAGCTTTCTCCCTGTCAAGGTTTGCTCTTATCTTCTTGTTCAGCTCCTCAATATCTGAGATGTTCTTTTCAAGCTCCGCTGTGCTTTCGTCCAAGAGGTTTTCTGCGTCAAGGCTTGCAAGCTTGAAGTTGTTCGCTGCCGCTTCATAGCTTGCTTTTGCACGTTCATAGGCAGACTTAGCAATCTCCAACTGCTTTTCGTAGTATTCTTTCTGGTCACGCTTACGCTGATTTTCGCCGTTGCGTGCAAGTATATCCTGCTGCTGTCTGATAAGCTCCGAAGCCGAAACAGGCTCGGCAGGGACGTTTGCGTACACAGGCATTTCCTTAGCAAACTTAGACTTCTGGTCAGCTATCCTGCCGATAGCGGTACGCTGATCATAGAGGGAATGTTCCTTATGCTCCAACTGATAGAGCGTATCGCCCACTCCTATTATTTTCAGCAGAGTTGAAGCTTTTTCCTTGCTTGACTGATTTATGAACTTAGGCAGGTCAAGTGCGAACTGCTCAACGAAGCTGTTCAAAAGCTGTTGACCGCCTTTTTTGCCTGTGCTGTCCGTGACTTTGAGAGAGCTGTTCTTGCCTGAACGCTCCACCACTATACCGTTGTCTAGGGTTATCTTCAAATGCGGTTCGACAACAGACCCCTCACGCTGAGGAGAGGACGGCTTATACTTGTCACCGCCAAGCGCCCAAGCGATAGCGTCAAGGACAGAGGTCTTGCCCTGCCTGTTCTTACCGCCGATAACAGTAAGTCCATTCTTTGCAGGCTCAAGCTGTACGGCTTTTATCTTCTTTACGTTCTCAAATTCAAGCGAGTTTATTTTTACTGACATTTTAGTTCTCTCCTCTCATATTTTCAAGCTTATCCCTTGTGCTGCATATTTTTCCGTACACTTCTCCGATATCAAAAGCTCTACGCTCACATGCCGACATTCCCTCATAGATATCGAGTATATCTGTACAGGCTTCGTCTACGGTATCATATGCTTGACAAATCTGTTCTTTTGTGCTATCATCAAGGTGTAATGTTGAACCGGTATCTTTTGATACCTCCGAGCTTGTACCTGTTGCCGCAGGTGCAGGCTCGTTTTCTTTTATGTATCGTGCAAGATATCCGCCGCACGAAAAAAATTTTTTGCTAAGAGGACAGTGTTCACAGGTCTCATCTGTATTAGTGCAAACCTCCACCGCCTTTTCAAACTCCTCTTTCGTTATCATCGTTATCCTCCTTAATATTTCCCCATTGTTCAGCCATTGCTTGTGCGATGCCTGAAAATGTTTTGGACTTTGTCTTGCTGTCACGAAACGACATTCCGCAGTTTGTGCGTGCAGTGCCGTCCGCCTTTTTGCTACCGCCTGACACC